TTGCGGAAGTTCTGCGGGCCAGAAATCGGTCCTAACACTCACGAGGTCACACAATGGCGGCAGTAGCCGGAACTCTCACCACCTTCGACTCGGTTGGCAACAGGGAAGACCTGTCCAACCTCATCTACAACATCTCGCCCACCGAAACCCCGTTCATGTCCATGATCGCGGGGCGCGGCAAGGTGAAGGCCACCTATACGGAATGGCAGACGGATTCGCTCGCTTCGGCGGACGGCGCCAATGCTTTTGCCGAGGGCGAGGACGCCACCTATGCCACCGCTGCACCGACGACTCGCGTTGGCAACCGCACTCAGATTTCGCGCAAGACCATCCTTGTCTCTGGCACCGAAGAGGTGATCGACAAGGCTGGTCGTGACTCGGAATACGAGTATCAGGCGGCCAAGCGCATGGCCGAGCTGAAGCGCGACATGGAGAAGATCCTGACGGGCAATCAGGCGTCGTCTGCGGGCTCTCGCTCCGTGGCTCGCAAGCTTGGCTCCCTGGAGGCATGGTACAGCACCAACACCCAGCGCGGCGCTGGCGGCAATGCCTCGGGCGGCTTCTCCGGCGGCGATGTTGCCGCAGCCACGGACGCCACCGTTGGCGCCCAGCGCACCATCACGGAAACGATGCTCAAGACTGCCTGCCAGCAGGCTTGGACGTCCGGCGGTTCTCCGGATTACGTGATGGTCGGCCCGGTGAACAAGCAGTTCATCTCCAAGTTCACGGGTATCGCCACCCTGTACCGCGATACGGCCGGGAAGAAGTCCGGGATTTCCATCCTTGGCGCGGCGGACATTTACGTGTCCGACTTCGGCGAGGTGAAGATCATCCCGAACCGCTTCTCGCGTGAGCGCACCGCCCACGTCCTCGATTCCGAGTATTGGGAAGTCGATTACCTCCGCCCGTTCAAGGAGGAGAAGCTTGCCAAGACCGGCGACGGCATCAAGGGTCAGGTCATTGTCGAATACACCCTGCGGTCCCGCAACGAGGCGGCCTCGGCGGTGATTGCCGACTTGACGACCACGCTGACCGCCTAATCGGTCGGCTGACTAACGGGGCGGGGAGCAATCTCCGCCCCTTCTCTTTGGAGGCGCATGAAACGGCTTCTTGAGCGCGATCCTCTCACTGGGATCGAGACGTGGTTCCACAAAGACGGCGAGGGATTCAAGCTTGAGGCGATGCAGGACGTGTCTGCGATCGTTGACTTGAACAAGGCCCTCCAGAACGCCGAGATCAACAAGGGCCAGAACAACGAATTTTGGCACGCCGCCAGCGTCCCGATGATCATTCTCCAGCAATGGGCCAACGAGGCCGGCCTTGCGATGAACGACAAAGCCTTCGGTGAGGTCGTGAAGAAAAAGCTGAACGATCCCGACAATCGCTTCATGCGAACGGGGCTCTTCAAAATATGAACAGCTTCTTGGAAGGCATGATCGAGCGGGCCTCGAGGCTGGCCGACGAAGACAAGCTTGAAGAGGCCCACGCTCTGGCAACCACAGTTGCCCGGCAGACTCCCGAGGAGCCGAGAGTCGCCTTCATTCTGGCCAACTGCCACCTGAAGGCAAAGAGGCCCGAAACGGCCTATTACCTCTATCGCTACATCCAGAAGTTCCCCGAATACCGGGGTGCGCAGATTTACAACTGCCTCGGTCATTGCCTCGCGGAAATGGGGCAGCTTGAGGAATCGGAGCATTGGTATCTGAAGGCGCTGAAATCCGGCGCCACGGATGCGACGTATGCTTCACTAGCTTCTATCTACACGAAGAAAGGCGACCCCCAGAAGGCGGTGGATATGGCGGAGAAAGCCATCTCCATGAACCCCGAGAATCAGGAGGCGAAGTGGAACGGCTCGCTCGCTCTCCTAAAGCTCAAGCAATGGAAACGGGGTTGGGAGTGGTATGACGCGCTCCTGCAAACCAAACTCAGGCCCAAGCCCCCGGCATTGAACGACGTCGAGCTGCCGACGTGGGAAGGCGAGGGGGGGAATGTCCTGGTTTACGGGGAGCAGGGGTTAGGCGACGAAATCATGTTCGCCTCCATGCTCCCCGACGTTGTGAAGAGCGCGGGCCGGGTGATCTGCGCGGTTGACCCCCGGTTGATCGGATTGCTCAAGCGCAGCTTCCCCGACGTGATTTTCACCTCGCGCAAGGGCAAGGACATCGTTCTGCCCGAGCCAATCGACATCACGCACACCATCGCTCTGGGTTCTCTCGGGAGGTTCTTCCGCAACGCAGACGAGGATTTCCCCGGAACGCCTTACCTGAAGGCTGATCCCGACAGGTCAACGATGTACCGCGCCCTCCTCGACAGCTTGGGGGAGGGGAAGAGAATCGGCGTGATGTGGAAGGGTGGAGTAGGAGGATTGGACGAGGACGAGCGGACGATGACGCTCCGCGACCTTGAGCCGATCCTTTCGCAAGACGCACAGTTCGTGAGCCTAAATCACCTGCCGGAAGCGGAGATCGAGTGTTCACGGTTCTACGACCAGACCGGGATCAAGGTTCACCACTTCGGTTTTGCCACACAGACCCAGGACTACGACGACACGGCCGCACTGATCAGCCAGTTGGCCGCGGTTGTGTGCATGACGGGCACGGCGGCCCACTGTGCGGCGGCTCTAGGCGTCGATACGCACGTCTTAGTCCCAAGGATGCCTTACTGGCGATACCTCCACACGGGCTTGAAAATGCCCTGGTATGCGTCCATGACCATGCACCGGCAGACGGACAAGTGGCCGGTTGAGGAAGTCGCGGAGGCGTTGTTTGGGCCTCGGTGACGAGATCATGGCTTCCGCATGGGCGCGGCGGGCCAAGAGCAGGAACCCAGACGCTAAAATCTTCATCGGCCCCGAGGGGAAACCTGAGTGGTCTACGGTTTGGGAGAACAACCCGAACATCTCTAAGCCGGAGCAGTTCAAGAGAGGCGAGCCCTCCATTTGGGTCCGGCACTACACCGGACACAGGCCCTACATCAAAGGCGTCACTCCGGGGAACATCGTCTACAACGAGGACCACCGCTGCGAGCCGGGGGATATATTCTTCGCGCCGAGCGAGGTAAACAACGCCGCCCGCCTAGTCGGGTTCAGCACGGAGCCGTTCATTCTGATCGAGCCGCACATCAAAGGCTCGTTTTCAGGAAACAAGGCGTGGTTCTGGGATCGCTGGCAGCAAGTCGCCAACGGGTTAAAGAACGTCGTTCAAATCGGAGACCGACACAGGAAATCGCTTCAGGGGGTGAGGCGGGTTCATACGGGAGATTTCCGACAGGCGCTTGCGGTCGTTTCGCAAGCCTCTCTGGTGATCACAACGGACGGGGCCTTACACCACGCTGCGGCTGCGCTAGGGCGTCCTGCGGTCGTTCTCTGGGGCGCCAGGACGCATCCGAAGATCATCGGCTATGACAGCCATGTGAACCTCTACACGGGCCACGGCGAGTCCTGCGGGTCGATGGTGTCCTGCCAGCACTGCATGGATGCGATGAAGCGAATTTCGGTTGAAATGGTCTTAGAGGCGGTTCGTGAAACGAGTCGGAACATGGTGGCTGCCTGACGAAGAGCAGCATCTAGCGGAGTGGATTACCAAGTGCGGCGAGTATCAGGCTCCCCATAGGGCAAATGCCCTCTCCCATGTCGGCAAATGGGGTGTGGCGGTGGACGTTGGGGCTCACGTCGGGCTGTGGTCCAGGGAGTTCACTGGAAAGTTCTCCCACGTTCATGCATTTGAACCGATGGAAGAACACCGGGCCTGCTACGTCCGTAACATTGAGAGAAACAACTACACGCTTCATCCGTATGCCCTCGGAGAGAAAGAGGGGACGGTGAAGATGGTCACGGTAGACCATTCGACCGGCGGAACGCACGTTGACCCGAAAGAATCCGGAGACACCCCAGTTCGCACTCTCGATTCGTTCAACCTGCCGTCCGTCGATTTTATGAAGATGGACTGCGAAGCCTACGAGCTGTTCGTTCTAAAGGGGGCGAGAGAAACGCTCCTCCGCTGCAAGCCCATCGTCTGCATGGAACAGAAAAACCAGGGGTATTTTGGCCATCCTCGGTATGCCGCCTCTGAATATCTTAGAGGGCTGGGAGCAAAGGCTTTGTCCCACTTCAAAGACGATTGGGTGTTCGGCTGGCCCGATCGTCTACACGACGGAAGGGCCGTGGGCTGACATAGCCCCTTGCATTGAAGGAACGCACGTCCCGGCAAGCGAGGGTTTAAAGCCAGGAATAGGAATCATCTGGGGGCTCCTTAGGGGCTCTTCAGAGCTAATAGACGCTTCTCTGAAAGCAAAGCAGCCGTGGGTCTACCTCGACCACGGGTATTTCCACCGGGGCCACTACGACGGCCACTACCGGATGACGCTGTGCGACTTCCAGCAGCGCACAATTATCGAACGACCAGCTGACCGTTGGGAGCGATTAGGGGTCAGACTTAAGCCTTGGCGGAAGGGCAAGGAGATCATCGTCTGCCCGCCCTCGGATCATGTGTGCCGGGTGTTCGGACTGGACGCTTGGGAGCGGGAGACCGTTCGAGCCCTCAAGGAACACACCGACCGGCCGATACGGGTAAGACGCAAGACGGATTCGAGAACCTTCCTGTCTGCGATCTCCGACGCGCATTGCGTAGTAACCCACAACAGTCTTGCCGCCGTGGAAGCCGCAGTCTTCGGGGTCCCTGTATTTGTCGATAAATCCTCCGCGGCCGCTCCAGTGGCGCTGACGGACCTAACGAAGATCGAGACGCCCATCTATCCAGACAGGGAAGGGTGGGCTTGCTCGCTGGCTTACGGGCAGTTTACCCGAGACGAAATGAAATCCGGATTGGCATGGGAATCGGTTAATGGCGGGACTTCTTGAAGACGCCGAGGACCGCGCCATCCCAGTTAACATGCGCATGTATCTTGCGCACCTGACTGGAGACAAGACGCCGCTCACGGAAAAGAATCTTTGGCCGTCTGACTTGGAGGCGGTCAAGCGAGCGGTCGCTCGCCAGATGGCTAAGCAGCCGGACGCTGGCGTTATTGGGTATGGCGACTACGCTCCGGCCCCCGACCAATTCTCATCCTTTGCCGACGGGCCGGGCATTCTCGGCATCATTGGCGATAGCTTTTCCGACCCGTCATTTCGCCTAGAAACAACGCTCGGCATGGCCCGCTACCAGAAAGACCCATCGGGCAACGTAGTTGTTCGGGACCGATACAACTTCAATGCAACCCGGAAGCAGGTTCAGGACGCGCTCGACGGGCGCTCGAAACTCGGCGTTCTCGCGGATGCACTTTCAAAAGCGGGACTCCCTGGTCTGCTGAACGCCATCGGGAATATCTACGGCGCCACTGATGATGAGGGCGGGACGCCCGTCGAAATCAACCTCGGCAAAGTGCGGCCGGGTCTGCTGGATTAAAAACAGATTGGCATGGAGAACATGCGCGAGTTGACGGTTTACGTCGGATATGACGCACGAGAACATGACGCATACGAAGTTTGTAGGAAGTCTCTGCTCGCTCATTCCCCCAACGTAACCGTCATCCCTTTGAAGGCCGATGAGCTAAGGGCTCAGGGTCTTTACTGGCGGGAATACAGCGAAAAGGGCCGCCAGAAATACGACGCCATCGACGGCAAACCCTTTTCAACCGACTTCAGCTTCACGCGGTTTCTAGTCCCCTCGATCCACAAAGAGGGATGGGCGCTGTTCTGCGACTCGGACTTCCTGTTTCGGGATGATGTTCTGAATCTCTGGCCCGATCAGAGTTGCGCTGTGATGTGTGTGAAGCACACCTACCAGCCGGGCAAGGGCATCAAGATGGACGGGCAGCGGCAGGAAAACTACCACCGCAAGAATTGGTCGTCGTTCGTGCTGTGGAACTGCGACCATCCTGCAAATCGGACATTCACGCCCGAGATTGTCAACACGAAATCCGGCTCCTGGCTCCATGCCTTCAAATGGCTGATGGATGACGAGATCGGGGCGATTGACGAAAAGTGGAATCACTTGGAGGGGCACTCGAAAGGCGAGCGTCCGTCAGCCGTTCATTTCACCCGCGGCGTCCCCTCGATGCCCGGTTATGAAAACATCCCCTATGCCGACGAGTGGCGGGCCTATCTATGAGCATCACCACATACGACGAGCTTAAGACCGCCGTGGGCAACTACCTCGCCCGCTCCGATCTCACCTCGTTCATTCCCGGTTTCATCGCGGGGGCGGAAACGCGCATTGCCTACGGGTCGGACGAGCCCTTTCCCACGCAGGCCCTTCGTATTCGCGCAATGGAGACCGAAAGCACGTTCACGGTCGGGGCTCAGTCCGTGGCTCTCCCCACCGGATATCTTCAGATGCGGAGTTTCTATATCTCCGCCAATGGGAGAAATGTCCCGCTTGAGCAAACCTCCCAAGAGGACCTTTACCGCCGTTACCCGTCAACGTCGGGAACCCCTAAGTTTTACGCTCTCGCGGGCGACAACATCGTTTTCGGGCCGTCTCCGTCTTCGAGTTCTACCTACTCGGCGACGATGCTCTATTACAAAAAGTTCGATGATGTTGCTACGGCTGACCCGGTTCCGTGGCTTCTTACTAACGCTCCACTAGTCTATGTCTATGGGGCTCTTTTAGAGGCCGCACCGTTCATCCGCAACGACGAGAGAATCCAGCTTTGGCAGGGGCTGTTTGCTGGCCAGATCGGTGGGTTGATGCGCTCCGACAAAAGGGATCGTTGGGGCGGGTCTGTCGTGGCCGTTCGCAACGATGCTGGCAATCCATAGATGCCGATCGTTCAGTTCACCGAATGGGCTCCCGACAAAGCAGACATTGGGAACCCAGGGGAGACGATTGCTCAGAATGTCTTCCCGAAGTCCGGTGGTGGATATTCTCCCGCCACTTCGCTGGTCGAGTTCTCCAATGCTTTAACAGCAAGGTGCAAGGGAGCTATTGCGGCAAAGGACAGCGCCGCGGGTGTTTACAACTTCGCCGGGGATGCGACGAAGCTATATCGGCTTTCATCTGTCACTTACTCGGACGTTTCGAGGACGGCCGGTTATACGACTGCTGCTGATGAGAGTTGGCGCTTCTGCCAGTTCGGCCAGAAGGTCTATGCAACGAATCTCAATTCCACGATCCAGTCATTCACGCTCGGCACGTCGAGCCTGTTCCAGAACATAACAGGCGGAGCTCCCAAGGCTCGGCATATAGCCACAATCGACCCCGGCTTTGTCATGGTGGGGAACACGAACGATCCCATCGACGGGGCCGTTCCCAATCGTGTGTGGTGGTCGGCTTACGGCGATCCGGATAGCTGGCCGACCATCGGCTCGGCCTTGGCGCAGGCGAATCAGTCGGACTTCAACGACCTTCCTACAGGCGGATGGGTTCAGGCGGTTCTTGGGGCAGTAGGTGGCGCATCGGCAGCGGTTATCTGCGAGTCGGCTGTTTATCGGGTGGACTACGAAGGCCCGCCCGCAGTGTTCCGGTTTACCTGCGTTGACAGGTCAAGGGGAACCCCGGCCCCGAATAGCGTCATCAACATTGGAAATTTCGCCGCCTTCCTCGGGGACGAGGATTTCTATCTGTTCGATGGGTCGCAGTGCATCCCCATCGGATCAGGAAAAGTAGCCAAGACCTTCTACGCAGATTTGAATCAGAGCTATTACGACCGGATTTATGGAGCAGTTGACCCGATCAACAAAATGCTCCTGTGGGCCTATCCCTCAACGCTTTCCCAGACCGGCAATCCAGACACGATCATCGCCTACAATTGGTCGGAGAAGCGGTGGTCGAAAGTCTCGGTCGATCTGGAATTTCTCTACCGCAGTTTGACCACTAGTCAAACCCTGGAGGATCTCGACGCCTTGGGATTCACCCTCGAAACCCTCCCGTTCTCCCTCGACTCGAAAGCATGGACGGGCGGCACCATCGCCCTCGCTGGATTCTCCACGAGCCACAAGCTCGCTCTCTTTACGGGCTCCACCCTGGAAGCCACGCTGGTAACAGGGGAGTTCGAGAACAACGGTGGGTTTATTTACGTCCAAGGCGTTCGCCCGATTGTTGATGGAGGAACGCCAACGGTAAGTGTCGGCACGCGGAACACGCCGCAGGGCGCGATCTCCTACACCACGGCGACGAGTCCGGGCGATGACGGGGTTTGCCCGCAACACGTCTCCGCTAGATATGCGCGGGCGAAGGTGGTTATTCCGGCTGGGGAGAGCTGGTCCAACGCTGTAGGTGTCCAGCCCTACCTTCAGATGGAAGGCGGGCGATGAGCATCTTTTCGTTCCCGCGGGCGCAAGAGGGAACGTCGGATCAGACTCCCATCGGACTGGCAAGGGCGCTCAGACAGATAGCCGGAGTAACGAACGGCGTCCTTGCGGGACGGCTTAATGCCGTAGCGGAAGTCACGCTTACCTCCAGCGCCGGAAGCACGACGATGACCGACGCAAGGCTGACGAGAAACAGCCTTGTCGTCTTTGATCCCACGACGGCAAACGCGGCCGCCGAGATTTACGGCGGGACGATGTACGTCAAGGACGATGGGACGAACCGGAAGAGTGGTTCCTTCATCATTACTCACGCGAACAACGGTCAGACCGATCGCACGTTCAAAGCCTTGATCATAGGTTAGCCATGTATCCACAACGCGCCATTTCCCCTTTCCATCTCGGCTTTCCTCAACTCCCGCAGCGGCAAATGGCTATGACTCCTCAGGGGTTCACGGCCACGGCTCCGGCGCAACAGCAACAGCCGCAGCAGCAGCAGTCTCCTCTCGTTGGAACCATCGGAAATCTTGCTTTAAGGAAAGCATTCGCCGCGCCCGCCCCGCTCTTCGGAAGCGCCGAGGCCGGGGCGGCTGCCGATGCGGCGGACGCGGCCTCTCCTTATGCCGCCGACGCACTCTTGGCGAACGGTGCTGATCCCGAAATCATGGCCCAGCTCGCGGCCGAAGGCACGACGGCCGATCTTGGTCTTGGGGCGGGGGCAACGACCGCGGCAGGTGCCGCTGCTGGGGAGGGTGCCGCGGGTGCGGCTGCGGCGGAAGGTGCGGGCGCTGCTGCGGGCGAGGCCGGGCTACTCGGCGCGAGCGCATTGGGCCCCATCGCTCTCGGTGGTCTGGGCATCTACGGTCTGGGAAGCCTGCTTGACTGGTGGTGAGTGGTCGGTTGAGGGAATCCCTCACGATCAGGTTTTGGAAGTCTGGCCCACAGTCGGGCCGCTGATTGAAAAAGCTCTTGAGAGAGGGCGCGGAGAAATGGGGCCGGACGATGTTCTGGCCCTTTTGCTTTCCAGGGACATGCAGCTTTGGGCCGCGAAGCATGGCGGTCGGATCAAAGCCGTCTGCACGACGCACATCCTCACGTTCAAGACCGGCCTGAAGGTTGCGCAACTCGAACACGCGGCCGGAATCGGGATGCGTGAATGGGCCGACAAGGGCCGAAGAATCTTAGAGGCATGGGCCGTCGCCAACGGGTGTCAGGAAATCCGGGGCGGTGGGCGAGAGGGTTGGGGGCGGGTTCTCGGATGGGGGCCCGCCTACGTAATTTATGCGAAGCGACTGAAGGATTAAGGCTATGCCGGGTGGTGGTGGATCAAGCTCGCCGTCTACGACGACGACCGTTCAGAAGGCCGACCCGTGGGCGGGGCAAATGCCCTTTCTTCAGGGCGGGGCCGACGTAAATGGGAATCCTGTCCCCGGCATTTTCCCCGAGGCGGCGAAGCTTTATCAGAACAACCCGCTCTCGTTCTTCCCCGGCCAAACCTACGCCAGTCCGTCCCAGGCTACGTTGGACGCGCAGAAGATGCAGACCGATATCGCATCGCGCGGCGTGGCTGGTCCTCAAGCGGCTGCCGACCAGAACCTACAGGACACGCTTTCTGGGAAATATCTCGACATCAACTCCAATCCCTACTTGATGCCCGCCGCAAATAACATCCTTGCGAGCGTTCTGCCGCAGGTCAATTCGCAGTTCGCCGCATCGGGCAGGGGTAATTCGGGCCTCGCCTCCCGCGCCGCCTCCCAGGGCGCTACGGACGCCTTGGCCACTCAGGCGTTCAACAACTACAACGCCGAACGCACGCGCCAGATGCAAGCGGCCCAGTTGGCCCCCGCGGCGATGCAGGCCGATTATCTTCCCGCGGCGAAACTGGCCGAGGTGGGCGCGGCGCAAGAGGACGTTACACAGCAAGGCATCAACGATGCGATGCAGCGGTTCCAGTTCAACCAGCAAGCTCCTTACCAGCAGCTTGGACTATACAACTCGCTTATCCAGGGCAACTACGGCGGTTCAACGAGCGGCACCACGGCCACGACTCTCCCTCCCCGCTCGATCGGAGCGGGGTTAATCGGCGGTGGCGTTGCCGGTGCAGGTTTGGGCTATCTGGCTGGCAATGCTCTTGGGCTTACGGGAGCTCAGGGAGCGTTGCTTGGAGGCGCCGGCGGCGCGGCTCTCGGGGGGCTTCTGTAAATGGCTGACTTCATGGGCGGACTGTTGGGGGCCGATGATCCAGAACAGCAGAACGGCCTTCTTGGCCTTCTCGGAATGCAAATCGGCGGTTCGATTCTAGCCAACAACCAGCCCGGGTCTACGACTGGGCAGGCGCTTGGTGCGGGGCTGAACGCAGGTGCCAGTGGAATTATTCAGGCCCAGCAGCTTGGGGCGTTGAACGCCCAGCGTAAGGCACTCGCGCTGAAGAACGCGATGGAGACGAGGAAACTCGGCTACGAGGTCGGCAATCTTCAGAACCAGCAGACCGCGCTCAGCGGCATGTTCCCCGAACTGAACGGAGGCGCGAGTCCTACCGCTCCGGTGCAGAGTGTGGCCGCTGGAGCCTCCCCCGTTGTCCCCGCTGGCGTCCCGACCGGCCCTCAGGCTGGCGAAGATATGCTCAAGAGCATCGGCCTAACCAAAGATCAGGTGAAGGCCGCGCTGGCGTTCGGCGGTCCCGGTGCGGCTTCAAAGCTAATCGAGGCGGCGGCCACGAAGCGCATTGAGACGGGCCAGTGGGAAGACGTCGGCGGCGGGATGCAGCGCAACAAGCTGACCGGCGAAACCAAGCCGATGAGCCCTTCTCTGGTCAATGTCGCCGTCAACGGCCCGCAGCAGGAAAGCGAGTTCCGCAAGACCCTCGGGACGGAGCAGGGCAAGGATGCGGCCGGCATCTTCAAAGAAGCCGACTCTGCTCGTAACCAGCTCGTCAATGTCCAGCGCCTTAATCAGCTTGTCGATGAATGGAAGGCTGGCGGCGGTTCTCAGGGTCAACTTGCTCCATTGCAGGCGAAGATCACGGCCTATGCTCAGGCGGTCGGTATCGACCCGTCATCCCTGAATCTCCCGAAGGATGCCGGACCTTCCCAGGCTATTGACGCGCTCATGCGGAAGATGGCGCTCGGCAACATCGGCGGCGGTTCTGGCGGAATCCCCGCCAACAACTTCTCGGAAGCCGACCGTAATTTCATTGTCGATATGCAGCCGACACTGAAGGACACCCCGGAAGGCTTTCAGGCGAAGCTTGAAATGGTCAAGCGCATGTCCGAGCGATCCACACAAAAAGAAGATATGTGGATGCAGATGGACGAGCAGGGCAAAAGCTTCTCCGACTTCCGCAGGGCGTGGGCGAAATACACGAAGGACAACCCGCTGTTCTCCGATGATGAGAAAAAGCAGATACGCGCCGTCGGCAGCGCAAAGCCCGCTCCGAGCGGCGGAATCAATGAGGGTGCTACTGCGACAAATCCGACGACCGGGCAACGCATCATTTTTAGGAATGGCCAATGGCAGCCGATTCAGTAGCACCCCCGGACGGCTTCGTAATCGACAGCCCGGCTCCGCAGGCGCCCGATGGATTCGTTCTGGATGGCGCGTCGCCAATGGGCTCCCTCCAGGACTACGGCAAGCAGGTTTACGGCTGGAAGGATTACCCCAACCGCGCCACCCTTCTGCCGATGGCGGAGGACAAGCGGGGGAATATGCACTTCGCCATGCCGCAGATCGGCATTGACGCCCTTAACTCGCTTCTTCTCCCTGGATTCGCCGCAAAGGGCGGGCAATACACCTATGGCGATACTCTTGGACTGGCGGGAATGGCCTCCCCCATGTCGGCGGCGGGGCGGGCCGGAGAGTTGACCCCGGCCTTCGTGCGGCCCGGCGCTAAGACGGTCGCGCCCAAAATACCCACAACCAACGAGTTGAAGGCGGCCGCGAGTTCTGCCTACGATACGGCCCGCGATATGGGGGTGACGTATACCTCTCCGTCCGTCAAGAGCATGGCGGACAATATCGAGCAAGCGCTCAACGCAGAAGGCCGCATTGGCGAATCAAACCCAGAACTCTTTGCTCTCCTTGGCAAGCTTAAAAACCCTCCAGAGGGCTCCTTCGTCACGCTCGACTCCCTCGAAGAACTCCGGAAGCGACTCGGTGACATCGCCGGTTCGCCCGACAATGCAAAGGCTTCCGCTGCTGCTATCGCTAAAAATAAGCTTGATCGCTTTATTGAAAGCGGAACACCTGAGGGGGCTGGTTCGGGCAGTGCTATGGCTGGATCCGCTGCCGCCGAAGCGGGATTGCGGACCGCCTCAGGAAACCCAGAGGAAGCGGCTCGAATCCTCAAGGACGCCCGCGGAAATTCTGCCGCCGCTTTCAGAGCCCAAGATCTTGCCAAGCTCAGAGACATTACAGATCTCCGCGCAGCCGCAGCAAATTCCGGTCACAATCTCGGCAATACCATTCGCGGCCGACTCGCAACCTTTCTGTCAAACGATTCGAACCTATCCGGCTTCTCGCCCGAAGAAGTAGCCGCCCTCCGTCAGATCGTGGAAGGGACGACCACCACCAACACGCTTCGGAATGTCAGCAACCTTCTCGGGGGCGGCGGCGGCCTCGGCGCATCCTTCCTTGGTCTTACCGGGGCTGGCATGGGGGCCATGAGTGGCAGTATGCCGTTGGCTGTGGCTGGCGCGGCCCTCCCTGTCGTTGGCGGGACATTGCGGGCTATTGGTAACGGCGTCACCAAATCGCAATTGACTACTGCCGAGAAAATGGTGCGATCGCGCTCTCCGCTCTACGCCCAACGTGCGGCCAATCCGGCCTCAGTGCCGACCGCCAACATTGGCGCGGAGACCTTGCGGAGGCTGGCCCTTCTGAAATCCCTCCAGGGGAACACGCAGAACACCGGCCCCGTCATTCCCGAAATGCAGCCTGCGGGGCTGCTAGATTACTGACCGCTCATTGGCAGGTCGTAACGGTCCCCTGTTGAACGCACGTCATCGGTCGTGCGTAGGTTGGGTGGCTGGATTGGTAAAGGTTAGAGCCGTACCCAAGCATACCCAGGCCAATGGCTTGATCGTGCTGAGTCTGCTGCGCCCTCATTTGGGCGGCCGACATTCGGCAATCGGCATACCGGGAATCGCTCGCTGAGATGCCCATGCTTTGGCAGAACGCGGCGTCTCTCTCGGCGGCTTTTCGATCCAAGTATTCCTGAGAACAGCCACACATCGCGAGCAAGAACGCGAGCGCAAACACGGTCCTCATAGCGGCCTCCCTATTTAGGCCGAACAGCATAGCCCCGGTTGGGGCTTTTATCATGTCCAAAAAAGGCTAATAAAATGGCGGGTTTCAACGACTTTTCGACAACCGCAGCCTCCAATTCCTCCATCGGCGGTCAGGTTTGGGCCGAGGGCCAGCTTCCCTCCACTGTTAACAATTCCGCCCGCCAGCTTCTTGCCGACTTGGCCGATGTAAGGGATGGAAACGTCGTCGCTACCGGCTGGCACGTCAAGGCCAATGGGCTTGTGATTCGGGATCAGGCCGACACGACCAAGAAGGTCATCTTCGACGCCTCCAGTGTCTCGGCTGGATCTACCCGAACGATTGGGTTCCAGAACGCAGCCGGAACCGTCGCCCTGCTCGGCAATCTGGGGATCAATTCCGACACGGAGGAAACGTCCCCAGCTACGGGGGATGCCGTCCCGTTCTACTCCGCGTCTGCCGGTGCGGAGCGGAAGATCACGCTGGCCAATCTGCTGAAGGTTATCGACTCTCTAACGGCTGAAACCGCCGGAGTGTCTGGCGATGAATTGGCCATCTACTCATCGTCTGCTGGCGCGGTCCGGAAGATCACCCTCGCCAATGCTCTGAAGGTCATCAATTCGCTTACTGCGGAGACTTCGGCGGCGAGTGGGGACAAGATACTGCTCTATAGCGCGAGCGCCGGGGCGGTGCGAGCCATTACAAAGGCCAATTTTGCATCCCCAGGCACCCTCACAGCCGGCACGGCTGCGGTGCAGAATCCCTATGCAGCTAATACGATCACCACTCAGGCGCATGGCCTCGGAGCGGCACCAGCGATTCTGTCAGCCTACCTAGAATGTCTAACGGGAGAACTTGGATACAGTGCGGGCGACAGGGTTTTTGCGGGTTTCACCGACAATAACGCTGGTGATGCGGGTTGTTCTGCCACCGCGGACGCAACCAGTGTCGTGCTGGCCACAGCAAGCGTTAAGCCGTTTGTCAACAACAAGACGACTGGAACGCTTACCGCGATAACGGCCGCGAATTGGAAGTTCGTAGCGCAGCCCTACAAGATCAACTGAGGCGACCTACGCCGGATTGAAGTCGCTAAGCCTCGGCTTCTCGCGCTTCGCCGCTGGTATGCGCGGCTGCACGAGTCGCACAAACACGTCACGACAGGACTCGTACTCCAGGGTCCGATCCCGCAGCCCCTGCGAAACATACGCCCTGACATAGGGACTCTTGCCCATCGCAAGCGCGGGGATCGCGTCCATCCGGTCGAGAACGCGGTACAGCGTCCGCCACGGCGTATCGGGCCGCAAATCGTCGTAGGTCGGAAGTGGCTTGCGCCAGAAAAGCCAATTCATCGCGTTTCTCATTCATAACGAACAATCAGTTTACGCAGTCTAGGCCCTCCGGGGTCTTTTTTCATGCCTCTAGAAAGCTAGCAAATGGCGGGATTAAACGACTGGTCCACCACGGCCAACAGCAATTCGTCCATAGGCCGGATGGTTTGGTCCGAAGGCATGCTTCCGAGCGGGGTTAACGATTCCGCCCGCAACATGGTGAGCCAGCTCCGTTATGAATTGGGGGCCAATTCCTCATCCTCCACCGCAGGGGCGACAACCGATCTGGGGTCATTTGCCGAAGGACTCGTCGTTCTCTCCGGCAATGCAACCATCGGCAGCTTCGGGACCACGGGGACCGCTGGTCTGCGCAGGAAGGTCAAGGTTACAGGAACGCCGACGATTTCCTGCTCCACCGCAGGGGCGATTCAAGGCCCGACCAATGCGGCAATCGTCTGCCTAGCAAACGACACGTTTGAGGCGGTGTGTGAAGCCTCCGACGTATGGCGCATCTGGAATTATCAGAGGGCGGACGGGACGCCACTCTCCCGCGTCACAAACGCCAATCTTGCCAAAATGGGGGCCAACACCCTCAAGGGCAACAACACCGCGTCTACGGCCGATCCTCTGGACCTGACGGTTGCGCAGGTCGGCGCCATGCTGATTAACAGCGGCCGCGTGGTTCAAGAAGTTAGTTTCGAAACGGGTTCCGTCGCCACTGGCACGACGACGATGCCGTTCGACGACACGATCCCGCAGAACACGGAGGGCGACGAATATATGACGCTCTCGATTACGCCGAAGTCGGCAACGAACAAGCTGCGGATTGATGTCGTTCTCAATGTCGCGACGAGCGGAACGAGCAACACGATGGTTGTGGCTCTTTTCCAGGATTCAGCGGCCGACGCGCTCGCAACATCTGTTGCGGCGAATTACGCCGCCGGAGCCCCCACGACCATTCCCCTTTCACACACACTCACATCGGGAACCACCTCGGCAACGACTTTCAAGGTTCGCGCTGGGTACGGTGGCGCCGGGACGACGACATTAAACGGCTCTGGCGGCACTCGAAAGCTCGGCGGCGTGCTCATCTCCAGCATCAAGATCACCGAGTACGTGCCATGAGCACGTCACTCGGGGCGGTTCTCGGCTGGAAATTCGACAACGAACCGGGGATATGCACCCTCCAGAAAGATGACGGGACGTGGGAGATCACGGCTTGGCCCGCCTCATTGGGAGATCAACCCACAGCCGAGGAGATTGCAACCTACACCGCGGACTTCGAGGCGTTGCCTGTAGCCATCTCATACACGCCGCTCGATTTCATCGCCCGCTTTACGGACGCCGAACAGTCCGCGATTTCCACCGCGTGTCTTTCAAACGCCGCGCTCAACCTCTGGATGATGAAGGCTATGGGCGCGCAGGAAATCGTCGTCACCGATCAACGCACGATTGATGGAATGAACGCGCTCATTGCGGCAGGGCTGCTTACCGAAGCGCGGAAGACGGAAATTCTCGCATAAGCATTTTTCATTCTCAGCGCCGCTCCGGACCCGCTTGGAACAGGTCCGGAGCGACTTCCACGCCAACCTTAACGGAGTAAGGCAGCATGGCAAAACCAAAGTTCAGCAAAAAGGTTAACGCCACGTTGCTGGCTGTTTTCCTCCTGTTTTCCACTCAGGCCCTAGCCTGTGAATTTCCCATCGCCCAGGAACGACAAGCCTGGATCGCCAATCAAGTGTTCGTCCTCTCCAAAGACGACCTCCCGAACGTGCTGATTGTGTTCGCTGTGAAGGGGTGCGCGAGCGCAGTAGCACCCATGTCAGCCAAATCATTCCGGGCCATGGCCGAGGGGCTTCCGGCATGAACGGGGACGCGATCAAGACCGCCGGAGATTGGGCGGCCGGAGGAATCACCCTCGCGGTCATCATCGGGTGGCTGCCAACGATAGCCTCCGCGCTGACCGTCGTTTACATGACGATCCGGATTTGGGAGACGCCTACAAGCCGTAGGCTTCTCAAGGCCGTATGCGCCCGATGCGCAGAGTGGTGGGAGCGGTAATGCCCGAACCTCTCTGCACAGATGATGATTTCGTGGCCGTCTTTGAACGGGACGGCCCCGAGAAAACGAAAGAGACGTTCGGCTTCGCAACCATTCGGGGTGTTTATTCCCGGCGCGAAAGCATCGAGAGAAAGATCGGCCGGCAGATCACCGTTCCGGATAGGGGCCAGTCATTCAGGACCCGCCAGCACGTCGCCCATCCCTACCGGGTTCACCTCGATATTCCCGAGGGCATCGTTCTCGTTGGCTCGGATGCTCACTATTGGCCCAAGCGCGTAACGGCAGCTCACCGGGCTTTCGTAAGGGCCTGCAAGGAATTGAAGCCCAAGGCCGTGATTATGAACGGCGACGTTCTGGACGGCTCTCGCATATCGAGGCATCCGCCGATCGGTTGGGAATCCCGCCCCGCGCTGGTCGAGGAAATAGAGGCCAGCAAGGAACGCCTTTCGGAAATCTACAGCGCAGCAAAGAACGCCAAGTTCGTCTGGACTCTTGGAAACCACGATTCGCGCTTCGAGACTCGTCTAGCCACGGTTGCTCCGGAATACGCGAAGATCCACGGCGTTCATCTTCAAGATCACTTCCCGGAATGGCAACCAGGTTGGGCGTGCTGGCTCAATGATGATGTTGTCGTTAAGCATCGCTACAAGGGCGGCGTCCACGCCACGCACAACAACGCCCTGGCGTCGGGCAAAACGATGGTCACCGGCCATCTTCACTCCCTCAAGGTCACGCCATACGACGATTACAACGGCACTCGCTGGGGAGTGGATACGGGGACGCTTGCCGCCAAAGAGGGCGAGCAGTTTGTCGATTACACCGAAGACAATCCTAGAAATTGGCGCTCCGGATTCGCCGTCCTGACCTTCCACAAGGGCCGCCTGCTATGGCCCGAGGTTGTGAACGTTCGGGATGAAGAGGCGGGCGAGGTCGAATTTCGAGGGCGCACGTATGCAGTCTAAGCGCCACTCCCGCATTGAAACGTCAACCAAGGTCATCATCGGAGCCATCGTTTCATGGACATTCACAATGGCGTTCCTGCCGCTCTTGGGGATTTCGCCGAATGCGCTACAGGCGGCGGTTATCACCTTAGCCTACATGCCGATAAGCTGGATCACGAACTACCTTCTACGCAGGCTGTTCAACCGCCTTCATTCGCCCGCATCGTTGAACACCCGGACTTCGGCGCGGCCCTCCTGGTTTCCACCGGAGAGGGGCGGCCCTTCTACATTCCGAAATCCCGCAAGCAACTGGCGCAGATGATCGAGGAAGCGGCGCGGATCATGGCGAAGCTGCCATGACCCTTCCCCTGTCGCCGGAAATGGTCGAGGCGGCCTATGAATTTCTGCGGGCAACGCCGCCGTTCAACCGCTGGAAACTACCGCCCGCCGACGAGGTGATTTTCCACGTCACGGCATCCCACGGCTACGCCGGGATGTATTCGAACGACGGCAAGCACGAGATCTTCATATCCGTGCATTACGTGGGGTTCACAGACACGCTGTTGCGCGTCTTGGCACATGAGATCGCACACATGCGCCAGTTCCTCGGTGGGGTGAAGTCAGCGACCTTGCCGCACAACAAGGCGTTCCGCGATCTGACGGCGCGGGTGTCCAAGTATCACGGCTTCGATCCCAAGGAGCTGTAATGGATCGCGCCTTACTCCGCTCTGAGTTGATCCGAGACGAAGGCCGCAAGCTGAAGCCCTACCGGGACACGCTCGGGATTCTCACCATCGGCGTGGGTCGGAATCTGGAACAGCGCGGCATCAGCCAAGCCACCTCGGATCAAATGCTGGATGAGGACATAGGCATTGCAGAATCGGAATTAGACCAGAACGCCCCATGGTGGCGCTCGCTCTCCGATTCCCGGCAGAGGGGAATTCTCAATATGGCCTTCAATATGGGCTGGCCCCGGCTATCAGGCTTCAGGGCCATGCTTTCCGCGCTTCAGACTGGGGAATTCGAAAAAGCCGCTACCGAAGCCCTGAACAGCAAATGGGCGGGGCAGGTGGGCGACAGGGCGAAGCGGATAGCGGAGATGTTCCGTGCTGGATAGCAAAACGGCCGGTGGCAAAAGTCGCCCAACCGGCCGTTCGCTGGCATCTCCTAGTGAGGGCGCTGCCGACCCACCGGCATTTAACCGCTGCCGACTTAACCGCCCCGAGGGGCTACGTGCTGCGGGCCAATGCAACCCCGGCTTTCGCCTTCGTGCGCCTATCACCTCGCGGTGAGGGGCCATTGAGTTAAGCGCCCCCGCAGCACACGAATTATACCCATAAACACAGGACAACTGCAATGCTCGGCCTCAGCATCATCGACAAGATTCTCGGCATTGGCGAAACCGCCGCCGATCGGTTGATCCCAGACAAGAACAAGGCCCAAGCCGACGCCCATGAAGAGCGGGATAAGCAAATCGACGCCACCACCGAAGGCGAGAAGGCGAGGAACTATTACACGCCCCGCGCCATCATCCTGTATGCCATGGCCTTCTCTGTGGTGTACGGAGTGGTCGTCCAGCCGTTCCTAAAGGCGTTCGGGCTCAACGCCCCGATTGTGGACTACGCGGCCCCGCTCAGGATTCTGTTGGGCCTGTTGGGGCTGGATCTGGCGGGGTAGGGCGCTGCGGTACTCATGCAAGCTACGGTCGCCGCAGCGCGGAGCCGTGGACAGGGGCGCGACCTAGCGCCGGTTGAGTGTTGCTGCTGGCCGGGCGCCCCCCCCCCGGCATCTCTTGGGCCTTCCGGCTTAATTACCCTCTCGGGTGTGACGGGTGGCCGTTCCGTCCTCAGCGGCCCCAAGAATATCGCAGAATCACCGGAATCCGTCTACGCCCTCGGCTCTGCTTTGCTTGTGAATTTCAGGAACACCCTCCCTCGCTTCCCACACTCACACCGAGCCTTGATCCTCTCCACCGGGAAGCCCTCCCCTCTGGATACAGCCAGAGCCAGAGCATCCAATTTCCGTTCTCTCCCACAGGAATCGCAGCTAGCCCATATCTCGAAGAATCCCATGAGGGCGTGTTTGAGGAGGGCGGGTTGCATGGCCAGAAATTCTACCCGGCCCCGTTTGCGAACGCCTGGGGAACAGCATGACCGGATCGCGTTTTTGGGCCAGGAAAACGCATTGAAACAAAAGGCCGCGCTCTGAAACCATAGCTACCGTCATCTTTGTAGATCAGTCGCTTGCAGACTAGTTTCCCGCGTTTTCCTGAGAGCGTTTTCCGCCGATTGAAACGACCGTTCCGGACTGCATCGAAGCCCACCAGCGTGTGTAGGCATTGATCGCAAGTTGCTTGGTCCGGGCCGCGTAGCGCGACATCGCCACACCCTTCACCATTGCATGCCCGGTAATCGAGGCGGCTTCGATATCCGTGCAACCGGATTCCAGCATCCGGGTAACGGCCGTTCCTCGCAAATCGTGGAAGTGCAGGTCGGCATCGATTCCGGCCTTGGCCTTGATCCTCTCACATCGCCGCCGCATGTTGCTCCCGATCCACGGGACACCGGCATCGGTGGATAGGATGAACTCTGTATGCCTTTGGCATGAGTCTATGACGGCCTTGAGTGGCGGGAAGGCATAAACCGGCAGGTGGACCCATACCCCTGTCTTGCGCTTCGTTTTTGAGGGCTGGAAGGTCAGCCAACCATCCTGATACTGGCTCCATCGCAGTTGGGCCAAATCCGCTTGCCGGGCGGCCGTATAAAGAGCCATCAGAAACAGGCGCCGAACATCTGGAGGGGCTATTCCCAAAAAGGCGGTTTCATGCTCGGGGAGCCAAATGCAATCGGCTCGCAGGGCCCCGCTAGGTGAAAGTCTCGGTATCCCCCGAGCGTGATCCGCCTCCAGCACGGCCCGTTCGTAAGCGAAGGCACAGAGGGTTTTCAGGACGCTTATCAGCCGGTCCGCCTTGACTGGAGTTTCGGCGTGAGAATCCCTCAGCTCGTAGAATTTCGAGCGTGCCTTCCGGTCTGCCAGATCGGAAAACCGCATCCACCACAATTTATCTTCAATCAGGCTGACATAGTGGCGGATCGCCTTTTGCCACGTTGGGGAATTTGCCTTGAACTCAGGCGAGGTGAAATAGGCTATGGCGATTTGGTGGATCGCATTTGCGCCCCGAATCTTAGCCTGCGATATCTCCTTGGCCTGGAGATCGTAACGATATTCCTTAACCGACCCGTCCGCGAGGCGGCGGCGGACGATCTTGATTCGCGGCCCACCGTTCTCGTGCATCGAAATCCCCCCCGCTACCTGTCAACCGTTCATCTAGGGCCCTATCCAGCCCAATTCGATCCCACAATTTACGCCGAGTCCCGGCCAATGAAATAGCCCTCGGGAACGTCCCGGCTCCGACTTCTTCTGTAAAGGCGTTCTTGGACAGCCCGCAGTAAGCAGCCGCCTGCTCCCGGGAGAGCAAACGCGGCCAGTCTGGTAGATCGGCTATATCGGCCTTGCGGGCGGTCATCCTAGTCTCAGGTGTGTTGGTTACTGGCCGGGCCATTGCAGGGCGTCCGCATCACCCTTGAACACCATCCATGCCGCCTTGAATCGGCCGAACAGTGTGTAGAAGGGCAGCGGGCGAGCCGGGACATATCGCCCGTCAGGCAAGCCAGCTCCGACGTGCTTCGCGTCCTCGATTACGTCCAGAACGTAAACGATGCCTGGGTATTTCCTCATTGCCCCGAGCCCTCCTTCATTACCGGGACAGACACAAGGCCGGCGGTGCGGAGGTAGGCGCGGATTGAAAGCATCGCAACGCGAACGCTTGCTGGGTGCAGTTTCCCCCGGCAGCACTTTCCAGACGCATCGCAAGATGCGCCATTCGGCTCATCGCACCAGATGCCCTGATCGAAACACACGTCACGGACGGCAGCCTCCAGCGCCTTCTCATCCAGTTCCACCTCAGCCATGGTCAGCTCCGTCCTTGGGTTTGTGCTCGCCGCACCCGCCGCCCGGCAGCGTCATTGGGGCTCGTGCCGCGAACTGCCCGTATCAAAAGTCGGCAGCGACGATTTTCAGGCGATGGCAGCGGACGAGACGACCGTCGTTCGCAATGCCCCACATCTTCACAGCCCTCACCTTCCCGGCCATTTACCTGTCCTCACGTTCTGCCGGAGAGCGTGGTGTGCCACCCGCGAGCGCGGCCATTATCTCATCGAGCAGCGTGGCGCAGATATGCGTGCCGCCAGATCGGCCGCATGCCTTGCGCATGTTGCGCAGTTCTCCGAGCAGCCCGCCGTCAGGCGCGGCGCCGGCGTCCAGCACCCTTACCGGCACCACTCGGAATCCACCCCGCTTAATCGCGGTCCACGGCTGCCCGCGCACACGCTCGGCGTAGGCGACGGATTGGTGTCGGTAGTAGAAAATCGAACCCCCAATGATCCCGATTGCTGGGTCGGCAACATTGACGACCGCAAACATACGACGAGGCTTTACGTTTTTCATTTACGCCTGTCCTCACGTTCTGATGGGGCGGCGGCGATCATCCGGCGGTATGCCACGCTGGCGTATGTTTCATTGTCGATGTCGTCGAAGCCGTCGCGCCGGTCCTCGTTCAACTTGCCGACACTATCCGCGCCAGCCTCTATCATTTCATCGGTCGGCTCTTTCGGCACCAGCACGAACCCCTCCGCCACCGGGCGTGAGAGGGCGCGGGTGATGCTCATGACGCACTTTCCGGGCGGGATGCCCCACTCGCCGCCAGAGGTGAGGTAGATGACGCGGACGAGCGTTTCGCGTCCGGTGTAGGACGTGTCATCAGGGTTCCACTCGCGCAGGTGCAGAATGTCGCCTTCCGTAAAATGGCGATCCTGGTCCCGAATCTCGTGCAGCTTCCGCCCGTCGATGACGGCCTGAAACGGCTTCGGCCACGTTTTCAATTCGTGGACGTGATGGGACTTCGCCAGCGCCAGCACGTCGGCCTCGGTGTTGGTGGTCATGCCCGCTCCTAGTCCGGAAAAACGTTGTGGAAGTTCGTGGCGTCCGTCCGGTTGATGTAGCCATCCTTCCGAAAAGCGCTCGGCGGCATCGTCTTTTTCAGCCAGCCGTCAATCATGCGGTGATCGACCACTTGGCTCGTCGCGTCGATGAAGAGCAGCTTGTGCCCATCGATCTCTGCCGTGAACAGCGAGACGCAGACCGGCATCCCGCCGAGGTTGCCGATAGTCTCCATCAGTCCACGGCTGTTCCCCGTCCATTTCAGCGGCTTCTCCCGACGCCGGTTTTCGGCCCACAGCATGTGCTGCGCATAGGAGTCGGCTTCCACGACGCCGACAACGCCGGATAGGAACTTGGCCATCTCGCCATCCACGGCCTCGGTGTTGGTGGTCATCTAGCGTTTCTCCTCGGGCTTTGCGGTGGGGTCAGGGTGCGTCTGGGCGTGAAACTTTCCGTCCGCCGCCGCCACAAATACTTTTGCCTCCTCGATGGTCACAAGCTCGCTGCCGCAGTCGAGGCAGATGACGGCCGCCGGCGGATAGGATGCGGTAGGTCCTTCCTGCCGGAGCCCTTTGCGAGTGTGGTTGCAACCGCCGTCGATGAACGTCGTCATTCCTTCTGCTCCTTGGATGCGCCACCCTCGATGCAAGTTGTCCGGGTGCCCTCTTTGAAGCCCGGCGCGATAGTTGCCCGGACCTGAACTGCGGCAGACTCACATGCCGCCTTGGACACGAAGGGCGCGAAGGCAATCGTCGGCTCGCGCCATGCGACAAAGACGAAGAGAACCCATGTCGTCATCACCGCTACCCCTTCGCCGGCGACGAGAGGGCGGCGGCACGAGAATGAGCGGGGGCTGTATCACCAACATCGCGCCATATATGTTGGCAGATGCGATGCATCGTCCCGCTCATTAGTGTGTCGCGGACAATCTCGGCGTCTCTGTGGCGAGCAAAGCGGACGGCCTCAAGATGTTTAGGCGTCCAGCTACTTCCGTGCAGATTGGCGCACCAGTAAGTGGGAGCGCTCACGTCGCTGCTCGCTCGCTCGATCACCCAACCCACTTCCTCCCCCGTCCCCGTCGAGGGGAGGGCGGCAGCAAGGTCGCGGAGCATGTCGTTGAGGGGCTTTTCCCAACCGAGCGTGGTGTCGTCGGTCCCGTCGAGGAAATCCCTCAGCTTGTCGAACAGGTCGCTCATCTCCTTGAAGTGCTCGGCGGTAATGAGAAATTCGGTCGGTGACCATTCCTCGCTGTCGTCGAGCGCGTGCCACGCCTCATGCACGATGGCGTAAACGAGCGGCAGCACAGTCTCCGCCCGCTCCCGCAGCGCCGCTGTGTCCGGCGAGGGAATGGGCGCGGTAACAGTGGCGTCGATCTCGGCGATGCGATCTCGCACACGGCCGTCCGCCACAGAGCCGTGCCCGTAGCTGTTCACCAAGGCATTGCGTTCGTCCAGCAGCGCCTCTCGCGTGGGTGCAGGGCTGGCGGGGGCGCGGTCAACGGCCTCAACGCATTGCCCCGCCAACGCCTCGCACAGCGCCTTCTCGGGCACGTCGTCGCGGAAGTTACAGGCGAACACCGTGAACTTGTCGGCACACTCCAGCAGGAGCGTTTTCACGTCGGCGGGCAACTCCCCCGCCTTCGTCTCGGTCGTCTGCGCGGATGGTGCGGCGGCCTCCGCTGGGGCGGAGAGGTCAATCGTCGCCACCAACTCAGCGATTGTCTCCCGCTCGATAGAGCCCTCTGGGAAGCGGCCGCCAATTACGATTGCCCGCTCGCGCATAGATAGCCCGGGGTGGAGAACAGAGTCGGTAACTTCCTCCGCTGGAGCGGAGAGAGCGGCGCAGAGGCGGTCGAGAACGTCGCAAACGTCAATCCATTTGCTCCTTTCGCCCGAATAATATTCGAACGACCCGAGACGCTTCTTTGCCTCTCGCGCTTCCTTCACCAGCGCATCTATGGTCTGCTCGGTCATGGCTGGGCCTCGGAGGGGAAGTGGTGCGCTTGACGTAGGGCAGCCTCAAGGTCGCCAGCCTGCGGCCAGCGCACCGCGGCGACACCTCTCCCGTTGTTGTCGAAGCCCTTGAGAACGGCCCACGCATCGCGGAGCCGGTCAAACAGTCCGCCCATAAAAGGCAATGGCACGGCGCAACGCGGACCGACTGGCGTTAGGGACTGCGTTTCAGCATTGCCGATCATGTCGTAGAGACTGTGGATCATCGTCCATCCTCATCGGTGCGGGGGAATTGGGTGCGGTGGACGGCTAGGGCGTAGCGGGCAGTTCGCTTTGCCGCATCGAAGAACTGAGATTCGTTGCCTATCCAGTCCAATTCGGCCGCCATCGCCTCGGCGCGCCTCTCCAGCTCTCGGGCGTAGCCTGTGACCAGCCGCCGGTCGTTGCTCGACAGACCGAGGCCCGGTGTCACGGCCAGCTTGGCGAGAATCCGCCGCGCCTCTCGCACCTCTTCCGGTGTCATCGGGGCCTCAGCCATTGGCGGTATCCCGAGCCTTGAGGGCGGCGATGGCCAGCGCGAGCGCGGGTGTTGCCGCGGCGGCGGCCTTCTGTTCTGTGGTCATGATGCGGCCCCACCGTAATCTTGGGCCATGTAGTAGACCTCGGTTTCCGCATCTTCTCTCGGATCGTCAGAAACTTCGTTGATCGGATATGTCAGCGCCGCACTCCACGGCATATCTTGGATGAGCCGATGCAGCCAAAAAGCATAGCGAAGGCGATACCAGATTCGTTTCATAACGTTCTCCTCAGCCATTGGTCTCGATCCGTTTTGCCGCGGCTTGCAGTTGCAACGCGATGAACCGGGCCTGCTCCGGCGTTAAGCCCGCCGGATAGCTGCATGCGCCCAGTGACAGCAACACCTCGCCATCGCCGTCAGTCACGAGAACAGATTGTGTGTCCCCACTTACGAGCGCGATCTTGCGCGCGTCGTTGATGCCGTGCTTATGCTTCATGGTCATGCTGCTCCAGTAGCCAGCCGGGCGATAAGGTCAGCGGTCAGGGGCTTGGGTGTGGTGGGGGTCATCGCAGCGTCATCTCCGCTCTTTTCGTGGATTCTTCCGTCCGCCATGCTTCGAACCTGATCTGCAATCCGTCAGCGTCGGCCTTGGCGAGAATCGCGGCACACTCCGCATCCGTGGCGAGTTTGTCTGCTTCCAGGAAAGTGGGGTCGGTTCGGGCTTGGGCCTTTTTCATTTCTGCGTTTTTCCCATCAGCCCGGAGAAAACAAACGTCCAGAATCCGGTCGGCTTTCTTCCTCGCCTGGATAGCGTCCACCTTTGCCTCACCAGCTTTAATGAGGGCGTCGTGAAGCCTAGAGCCACGTTCGCGGTTCCCTTCCATCAGCGGCACGGAGCAAATGGGATCGGGTCATCGACATCGCCGCCGCCGGATTGGGCGGGGGCTTCCTCTTTCTTCGGCCGCGGGTCGCTGATTTTCCCCGAGTAGAAATAGCCGCCCTGCGTTCCCTGCCGGGACCACATCGCCAGTTCCAGTTTCTCCCCCGCCTTAATGTCCCTATGGGCCATCACGTAGCCCTTGAAGTCGGGAGCCTTCTCGTTCCCCTTCTTGTCGTTCTTGAAAAGGGAGCAGTCGCCTGGTTTCGGTTCGTATGCCATGTTCGTTCCTATGCGGCCTGTAGCGGGTTGTGGGTAAGGGCGGTTTCCCGATCCATCAGGACGGCTTCCAGACGGTCGTACCAATCGGGGAGATCAAGCTGCGCCTGATCCACCACGGCTTTGTTGTCCGCCCAGACGCCTTGCAGGGTAGACACGTCGGTGCAGTCCTTGAGGTCTTTGACCAAGGCCGTGATGGCGTTCTTGAGTGCCGTTTTCTTCATCGGCCCCGTCCATGAGTCGGGCGGCGCATCGCGGTTCCCGTCGTTGACGGAGAATGTTTGCTTGGGGGTGCGTGTGGTGCGGCCAGAAGCCGCCTCCCCGTCGTCATCCTCGGGAGCTACGCCGACGATTGCCGCCAGCGCGTACCGACGAGCGTAGGTGATTGCCGAGCCGACACCCTGCGGGTCGTTCTTGACCGGCTTCAATGTCAGCCGGCCGCGAATCCACTCCCCCGAGGAGTGAGAGAGGGTCGTGATCACAGTTGCCCCGTCCGGGCTGTCCTCGGTCGTCTGAATGACCGAAAGGCCGTGTGCCGAAAGCTGGTCCCGGCAGGCATCCCAAACGGACGCCAGATCGGCATACTTCGATTTGAAGAACGGGTTAGCCGTATCCTTGGCTGCCCCCTTGATCTTGCCCTGGGCTTTAGAAAGCGCCTCGGCAAGTTTCGCGATTGATTCGCTCTGCATGGCTTGTTTCTCCTGTTCCATCACGCAGCCTCCTTCTCACGGCGCGGGCAGTCCTGATACTTCCGCTCCAGCCGCTTCTTTTCCCGGTCGTTCGCCAACTTGACGATTTCCAGGTCTTTGAAGCCGCGCAGGTGAGCGCGAGCCCAATGGATGTCGATGGGGTGCTTCATGGTTCACTCCTTCGGTGGTTCGGGGAGGGGCTGCCAATGTGTCGGCTGATCAATTGGGTCGTCGTAGCCGTGGTAGAAGCTCCCGGGGTATGTGTTGCCATCATTGGACATCCACCCGGCCTCATGCCCGGGTTGGCCGGGGCTGTTTTCTTCCTTCTCTTCCCAATAGACTTCGCGCTGCTGGCTCTCTTCCGTGAAAGCCCAAATGTGCGTTCCGTCCCTCGGCGCGCTGTCGATCGGCCGCCACCTCCGGCCCGGATCGCTCTCTTCTTCGTTAGCCGGCGGCTTGAGCGCGACGCGATTCGTCGGGAACAAATGCCTTTTGGCTTGCCAATGCTTGTAGAAGGCAAGTCCCATGCCGTGGCCATATAGATCAAAGAAGTTGTCCCACTCGTCGCTGTAATAGGCGTAGCTCGGAATTGCCTCCGTCGAGGGGAGGGCGGCGAGGAGGTCGTCCGTGGCCTGCGCAGATTCCATCGCAGCCTTGATGAACAGCCGCGTCACTTCGTCCTTGGGCGGGAAGTGCGCGGCGTGGTCCACAAGCTTTTCTTTGGCGGCTATAGCCCGCTCCCGCAGCGCCGCCATCTCTCGCGTGGGTGCCGGGCTGGCGGGGGCGCGGGTGTTCCATGCCGCGATGGCATCGGCCCTCCGCGAATAACTCGTCGCTGTCAAATAGGCGGGGCAGGAGAGGCTTTCACACGCCGCCCACCACCTAACTTCGCCGTCAACGACTCGGCCCTCCGAGCGGTCGATCATCGCTGGCCCGCCGCACCATGGGCACGGCAGCAACTCCTCCGCACTCGTCGGTGCCTGCAATTCGTTCATGGCGGACTCCTAGTTCCTGTTTGAGAGGAAGTCGGCGATGCCGACGCATAGAATTGGCAGACCGATAGCCAGCCCCACAAAAAGCCCCATCCCAGCCCAGGTGAGAAAATCATTCACGCCGCACCATTCCCTTCCACCAGTTCCGGTGTCGCCCCCAAGCTCCTCGCCGCAGCAGCTCTGGCCGCAGGGGACTTGGAACAGACCATGACGCTCTCCATGAGATTCAACCCATCCAGTTTCTTGAAGCTGGAGTAGCTGTGGAGGAGGTGGGAGGCGGAGAAGTACGGCAGGAGTGTGTCGATGAGCATCACCGATCCCCCCTGAGGGCGACGGTTTCCATGGCCGAAGCAACTTCCTCGGCGCTTTGAGCTACGTTATCGTTCCAATAGGGAACGGGAAGCTGAACATGGTCAGAGAGGCGCTCGCAGG